TTAACAGCAGTGCTAATTGAAGCAGTAAAAGAATTAAGCAACGATGTAATAACAAACAGATTGCAACTAGAAAAGTTAAAGCAACAAATTGTTAACGGAGGTTAATCGGTGGCGATACCTAGTCAAGGGCAGTCCTTATCTTTTTCAGCATTAAGAACAGAATTTGTCGGTGGCTCAAGTGCAATTAGTCTTGGTGATCTTTACAGAGGTGGTTCTAATATAAGAGCTAAAAGCCCAGATAATACTGCCACTAATGATGCTGCGAATGTTCCTGAAAGTGGTGCTTTAGATGTAAGTGACTTTTACGATCAAGGTAAAGGTTTTACATTTACTTATTCTGCTGGAGCAACAGATCAAAATTTGTCTGATATATTTGGTTCAACGGATTATGGAGTAGACTATCCTAAAAATATTGTGATACCTTCTTCAGTAACATTAGGCACAAATAATACTTCTGAATATGCTCTAGAAGCAGATTCTGGGGGAGCAGGAACTATCACTATTACTAATAACGGTAGCATCATAGGAGCAGGAGGAGCAGGAGGTTCTGGTGGCTCAGCAAATTCTGGAGCAGGAGGAGCAGGATCCGCAGGTGGAGACGCTTTTAAAGCATCAGTAGCAGTAACCTTAATTAATAACGGAAGTATGTTAGCTGGAGGAGGAGGTGGCTCTGGTGGTGGTGGTGGAGGTGTTGGTGGTAACCTAAGTCAACAACAACAATCTCAAACAACTGCACAACAAGGTCCTTTCTACGCAGGTCCTTCTAATAATCATTATAAATGGTCAAGGGTTCAAAACAATAGTCCAAGTTATGATGCTCCTTATGGCTTTCCATATGGTCAAGATACTAGAGGTCAAAACTCAGCAATACAATATGGTCCTGCTCCAGGAGCTGGGTCTTTTCCTGTTGGTCCATACAACAGAACTTCATTTACTCAAGGTCAGTACACTTATAACAGAGGACCTCAAAGAGGGGCTGGTCCTTTATCAATAACTCAAGGCGAAAATCAATTTGTTGTAGGTTACAGAGTCCTTCATGAAGTTTACAGAACATTTCCACAAACACAACAACAACAAACTCAAGCATCAGGAGGTGCTGGAGGTGCAGGAGGAGCAGGCGGATTAGGTAGAGGATTTAATAACCAACCTGGAGGAGATGCAGGATCTGCAGGTTCAGGAGGATCACCAAGTACTGCTGGAGATGGTGGAACTGGTGGAACTGGTGGAGCTGGAGGTGGATACGGTCAAGCTGGAAGTGCTGGAGCTACTGGAGCAACGGGAACACCATCAACAACATCAGGAACTGCTGGAGGATCTGGAGGTTCAGTTGGAGCTGCAGGAAACTATATTGAAGGTATATCAAACGTAACTTTTACAAATAACGGTACAGTCGCAGGAGGCACAGAATAATGGCAACATACGCTTGGACAATAAACACATTATATACTAAAGATGTCACAAAAGATGGCACTACTTATAGTGATGCAATTCTTAGGGTAGAAGCAACATTAACGGGAACAAGTGAAAGCATTGGCAGCATAAATGCTGAATCATATTTTGATTTAGATATGAACGTAGATAATATAGATAGTGATTTTACGGCATATGGTTCTGTTACAAAAGCAAATGTAGTAAGCTGGGTTGAAGGCAGAGTTGGATCTACTCAATTAGCTAGTATTAAAACTGGTATTGAAAATAGCATAGACTTTGAAGAAAAAGTAAATGGCTCTACAGCTAAAGGCACAACTGATTCTGATGGGAACTTTACAGCTTCTTTTCCTTGGTCTTAGTATGAGCGTAGATTAAATATTGATATACATTTATAATTAATTTTATATATTTGTAGTTAATGTCTATAAACACAAATCTTAAGCTTTTAGAAAAAGATCATGCCAAATGTTTGTCTGGGCATATGGCATATATTGAAAACTTAATAAACCCTTCTACTCAACCGATGTTTGCTGGAACAAAAAGCGTTTATGCTGATCCGGTTTTTGAAAATTTACTGAACTTTATAAAACCAAAAATAGAAGAGTCATATGGTAAAGAATTAGTGCCAACCTATTCTTTTTGGAGAACATATTTTAAAACACAAGATTGTCCACCACATAAAGACAGACCATCATGTGAAATAAGTGTCACGTTATGTATAGACGCATCACATAAAGAAAATATGTGGACAATAAATGTAGACGACAATGTTGTGAAATTAGATATTGGAGAAGGTGTAATTTACAAAGGATGCGAACAAGAACACTGGAGACATGAGCTACAATACGATTGGCATAGACAAGTATTTCTTCATTATATAGAAAAAGATGGTCAATTTGACCCACAGTTTAGATATGATGGAAGACCAAACTTGTATGAAAATATGTCGGTATCAAAATGAATTATCCAAGTTTACAAGTAAATAATTTTTTTGAAAAACCTAATTACATTAAAGAATTTGCTGAATCATTAACATATGAAAAACCACTTGGAAATTATCCTGGACTTAGAGCAGAAGCAAAAGATGAGCAGAGCATTGATCTTGTTCAAAAAATTAATTACAAAATTTTAAGACTTTTATATCCTGATTTTAGTCAATTTCAAACTTTGAAATTTCAAGCAACTTCTTCTTTTCAAAAAATAAGATATGAAGATGTAGAAGCTCATGTTTTAAATAAAGAACATCCAGGAAAAGGGTGGATACATGGTGACCATGAGACAAAATTCACAGCTATAATATATCTTTCAGAAAACGATTTTTGTGGAACTGCTTTGTATTCTCAAAAAAGTGGTTTTAACTTTACCGCAATCGATCCTACGTTAAAAAGTTTATATTATAGCAAAAGCCCTGATTTAAATATGGATGATTATTATAATGTTTTAAACAATCATATAAATCAATTTAAATTAGATTGTTTATTTAATTCATCTTACAACAAATTAATAGGTTTTGATGGTTCAAATTTACATGGTGCAATTTACAATCTAAAACCAAAAGAAGAAAGACTTACATTTATTAGTTTTTTTGACATAAATGCTCCATGTTACCCAGTACCAGAAATGAGAAGGACATGAAAAGAAATATTATTATAGCCAAAAATGCTATTTCTTCAGATTTATGTAATAAAATAATTGAAGTAGCTAAACCAGGATTCACATCAGCACTAACTGATGGAGGGCGAAATCAACCTACTGTCAGAAAAAGTGAAACAAATTTTCTTGTTGGGAGTATAAAGTATTTAGATATATATACTCCTATACTTAATTTAATAAATAAAGTTAACAATGAATTTTACAATTTTGAATTATTAGAGCCTGAACATTTTCAAATAACAAAGTATGATGAAAAAAATCAAGGATTTTATGAACCACACGAAGATGGTGTTTATGACAATATTTCACCAAATGAATTAGTAAGAAAACTTTCTGTTTCTATTCAATTAACGGCACCAGAATATTATGAGGGTGGCACGTTTGAGTTCCCAGATGATAAAGAAAAATTTATTGTCGAAGACTCTTTAAGTCAAGGAACAGCTATATTTTTCCCATCTTATATGAGACATGGCGTTGTTCCAGTGACTAAAGGAACAAGATATAGTTTAGTATGTTGGGTGCGTGGATATAACTTTAGGTAGGTATAAATGAATAAAAAACAATTTTTAGAAATGTGCAAAAAAGAAAAGTCTTATGGTGATTTTTTTTATGCCGTTTATGATGATTTTTTGCCTTTTCATGAATTTGGCTCTCTAAAAGAACACATGGAATCTAACATGGGTTGGCATATTGCTCCACAAATAAATTATAATGATGTATCTAACGATGATTTCTACATGGTTAATTCTATATTTAGCAATAATAGACCTGCAAGAGAGCAATGGACTTCTGAAACTGATATAGAGCCTTTCATAAATATAACTTCTAAACTATACATCGATGCTTTAATGAGAGTTAAATGTAATTTCTACATAGGTGCAAAAGAACATTATATTCATGCACCACATGTTGATTATGATATGTATAATATTGGTGCTTTGTTTTTTGTTGGTGATTGTGATGCACCTACTTACTTAGCAGATGGTACAGAGATTGAATCTAAAGCAAATAGAATATTAATATTTAATTCTGCTACTCCTCATTCAAGTTCAGCACCCACAAATGTACCTTACAGAATGACAATAAACTTTAATTACTTTGGTCGTGGAGTTCATCCTAATTATTTATTCAATAGACCAAAGCCACAACCAACAATGATGTCTGAAAATTATCCTTTTTTAGATCGTAGTAGGTAATTCAATGAATAAAGAGACTGAATTACTTTTATTTTCAGGTGGTATAGATAGTACAGTATTACTCAAGCAGTTTTTACAAGAAAAAAGAAAAGTAAGGGTTTTGTATATTGAAATGGGTTGGGCGAAAAGAATGCAACCTAGAATAAGATTACAAAACATGACCGCGAATAATATTCTACATTATATGAAAGAAAAGTATGGCGATTTTGAATATTCACAAGCTACAGTAATGACAAGTTTAAATGAAGAAAATGAAAGCACCTATTTTGGAACAGATAATCAATGGTGTGCTTTTTATGGAGGAATGTTCTGTCAAAATTATAATATTGACCGCATGTGGATGGGTCATTACAGTTTTTCTGATGAAATATTAAGACAAAAATATACAAAACATGAAAAAGATACAGATAGTTATGGCTTTCATTGTGAACCAGGAGATTATTCAAAGAAAAAACTAGGGTTTTATGTTGATGTCGGTGCTAGGCTACAAAATCTAAATATAGAATTTTGTACTCCAGCTACTGTTTATAAAGGTGAGGGAATAGATAGGTTTAAAAATAAAAAAGAATCTTGGGATACATTAGAAATAGATCTGAAAAAAATGGTTAGAAGTTGCCTTTCTGGTGAATGGCATTGTAATAGATGCCCTAAATGCAATAACCACCGAAAAATGAAAATATATGATGATGAAGGTATGCCTTTATGAATAAAAACGTGCATGTAAAGAATTTTGTTATGACTATAGATAATATGCTTAGTTTAGAAGTTTGTGATTTTATAGTAGAACACATGAAAAATTTAGAAAAACATTATAAATCACATACAACTATAGACAACAGAAAAGGAAGACAAGACAAACAATTACCGGGAACACTTTATTTAACACATTTGACAGGTATACAAGTTAGAGAAAATTTAGAATTTGGCGGTAAAGTTGGTGACATATTTACCGACTGTATGCGAGAGGGTTTACAGGTGTATACTAACACAATGGCAGAGTGTTTGTTGCCAACTATGGAAAATAGTTTTATTGATTTTACAGAATTTAAGTTTCAAGAAACAACTCAAAGTGGTGGTTTTCATGACTGGCATTACGAAAAAGGTATTTACCAAAATAAAGCAAGATTTTTAGTTTGGAGTATATTCTTAAATGACGTTGAAGAAGGTGGAGAGTTAGAATTTTTGTACCATAGTATGAGAGTTAAAGCAAAAAAAGGTAGTATGGTATTATTTCCCGCTGGATTTACACATACTCATAGAGGTAATCCACCTATATCAAATACTAAATATATCGCTACTGGTTGGTATTATGCCTTCGCAGAAAAATAAAATAATTACTACACCTGTGTGTAGAGTTACCACAATTACAAGCTCTAGTATGGAAGATTTTAGAATCAAAAATAATTATGGCAGAGAAGGCACACCCACAACTAATCTATTAGCTAGTCGTTTGTCTGACCTCTATAAAGTAGAGGGTTGTGTTTTGACACCTTCTGGGATGACATCCATCACACTTGCATTTATGTCAATTTTAAAGTCAAAAGATCATATTTTAATACCAGATTGCATACTAGGTTCTGCAAGAAGGTTTATAGAAGAAGAACTCCCTAGGCTAGAAATAACCTATGATGTATACAACCCAACAGATCTAAAGCAGTTAGAAAAATTAATAAAAGATAACACCAAAGTTATATATATTGAAAGTCCAGGCACATATACTTTTGAAATAACAGACATACAAAAAGTTGTAGATATTTGCAAAAAATACAATTTAAAATCCATAGTAGATAACACATGGGGAACGGCTTTACACCTCAATCCGTTTGATTTTGGTGTAGATATAGTTGTGGAAGCCGTTAGTAAATATGCCTCAGGTCACTCTGATGTTATAATGGGAGTAGCTTTAGCTAATAACGATAACTTATTTGAATTACAAAGATGGCACACGAACTGTGGTATATGTGTCAGTTCAGATGATGCTTATTTAGTTTTAAGAGGATTGGATACATTATCTATGAGATTAGAAAAATCCTCAAACAATAGTATACAAATAGCCAAGTACTTAGAAAAAAAGCATCAAGTTAAAAAAGTTATTCATCCTGCTTTACAACAACACCCAAACCATAAACTATGGAAAAAATATTTTAAAGGTTCTTGTGGTGTGTTTGCTATAGAGTTTCAAGATAAAATTGATGAATATGCTATAAATCAATTAGCAAATAACTGTAAAGTATTTAATATTGGCACATCTTGGGGTGGACATCACAGTTTGTTAGCAACTACAGATGTTTCTAAATATAGAAATTTAAGTACAAGTTATGTACCCTCTGGTCAATATTTAAGAATTTATACTGGAACAGAGGAAGCAAAAGATTTAATAGATGATTTAAATAATGCTTTTAATAAAATGAAAGAATACATTTATACAAGAGTTGGTGATGCTCTTTTGTTTTGGTAGTATGAGCAATATTGTAATTTATCCAAAAGAGTAGTATTGTTTTTATTATGCCGTTAACTTCTTTAAAATTTAAACCAGGAATCAACAGAGAGATTACGTCTTATTCTAATGAAGGTGGGTTTTTTGATTGTGAAAAAGTCAGGTTTTATACATCTTTCCCTGAAAAAATAGGTGGTTGGGTAAAACAATCTTCTAATACTTACCAAGGAACAGCTAGAGCATTACATAATTATGTTGCACTAGACGGCTCTGATTATATGGGTGTAGGCACTCATCTCAAATATTATATAGAAGAGGGTGGTCAATTTAATGATATAACACCTACTCGCAAAACTTCAACTAATACTATCACTTTTTCTGCTACAGATGGTTCTAGTACAATAACCGTTACAGATGCTTCGCATGGTGCTGTGGTAAATGATTTTGTAACTATATCTGGTGCAGTTAGTTTAGGTGGTCTTGTTACAGCAGATATTTTAAACGCCGAACACCAAATAACAAAAGTAGTGAATGGTAATTCTTATGAAATAGTAGTTAGTGTTACAGCAAACTCTTCTGATACTGGAAATGGTGGTTCTGGTGTTGATGGTGTTTATCAAATTAGTGTAGGTTTGGACACTACTGTCGGTGGTAATGGTTGGGGTGCTGGAGCTTGGGGTGGTATAAACCCAGATCTAACTCAGTTTGGTTGGGGTGAGGCGGCTCAATCAGGCACTACAGCTACTATAAGACTGTGGTCACATGATAATTTTGGTGAAGATTTACTTATGAATCCACGTGATGGAGGTATTTTTTATTGGGATAAAAGTAATGGATTAGGTACACGAGCTGTTAATTTAACAAGTTTATCTGGTGCAAGTGATGTACCTACAATAGCAAAACAAGTATTAGTGTCTGACATAGATAGGCATATAGTTGTGTTTGGAGCTAATACTATTGGCACTTCTGTACAAGACCCTTTACTCATAAGATTTGGTTCGCAAGAGTCATTGACTAATTTTACACCTGATACTACAAACACAGCAGGAGATTTAAGGTTAAGTAGTGGTTCTACTTTTGTACAAGCTGTAGAAACTAAACAACAGATATTAGTTTTTACTGATAGAAGTTTATTTAGTATGAGGTTTATTGGTCCACCATTTACTTTTGGTTTACAAGAACTTTCTAAAAATTTAACTATAATGAGTCCTAATTCAGCTGTCGCAGTAGATGATGTAGTGTTTTGGATGGGTAAAGAAAACTTTTATGTATATACTGGACGTACTCAACAAATAGCATGTACTGTTAGAGATAAGGTGTTTTTGGATTTTAATTTTTCACAAGCTGATAAAGTTGTTTCTGGTGTAAATTCACAATGGTCAGAAATATGGTGGTTTTACCCATCAGCTGACAGTGAAGAAAATAATAAATACGTTATATATAATTATGCAAATCAAACATGGTATTATGGTTCTCTTGCTAGAACAGCTTGGCATGATAGAGGTATTAGACAGTTTCCAATAGGTGCTGGATCAAATTATTTATTTGAACATGAAAATGGTAATGATGATGATGGTAGTGCTATGACTGCATCAATTGAATCAAGTCAAATAGATATAGGCGATGGTTACCAATATACTTTTATAAAACAACTTATACCTGATATTACATTTGAAGGATCTACTTCAACAACGGGTAACCCTTCAGCTAATTTTACTTTGCAAGCTCGTACTGGTCCGGGAAGCACATACGCTAATACATCAAGTGGAACAAGCACGCGATCAGCCACAACACCAGTAGAACAGTTTACTGATAAACTTAACGTAAGGTTAAGAGGTAGATCATTTAACATGAAATTAGAATCTACAGAACAAGGTGTTGCTTGGAAGTTGGGTACACCAAGAGTAGATATAAGACCTGATGGTAGGCGATAATGGCTAGCCGTGACTTAGCTCCACCTAGACTACCACAACCAAACGGTGCTATTACTCTTGATTACATGTATGATTTAGTTGCTACCCTTGATTTTTTTATACAACAACAAGCTAATCCTGGAGAAGGTAGAAATACAAAAATAGTTTTTACTGCTTTACCTACTAGTGATATAGGTTTAGAAGAAGGAACCTTGTATAGAATAGGAAATGATGTTAAGGTATCTTTATTGAATATCGCAGGAGTTGATGGAAATAGTTCAACTATGGCATTAGGTTCTGTAACAGTTTCAGTTTCATAACTGACTGCACACTTGTATAAAAGTTTTTTATCTGTTAAGATGGTGATATGAGTATTGCAAGTCTTTCATATGATGTAACAAATGCCAACCCGATAGGTTTAGCCACTTTAGAAAATGCTTCTAAATTGTTAGCTGACTTTGGTCGTAATGGCGATACTTATGTAGTACACGCAAAAGAGGGTGAAACAGTTATACCTATGGAAGTTTTGGATAATAATCCAAAGCTGAAAGATATGCTTTTCCAACAAATGCGTGATTTAGATCTAGACCCTTACCGTTATATTGTTGGTAATGAGTTGAACTCTATAAACCCTGAAACTGGTCAACCTGAGTTTTTTATCAAAAAACTATTTAAAGGGTTGAAAAAAGTAGTTAAGAAAACAGCTCCCATCGTATTACCAATCGTTGCTCCTTACTTATTACCTACCATGCCTTTATTTTTATCTGCTGGAATAGGTTCTTTAGCTGGAAGTTTGGCAGGAGGAGCAAACCCAAGAGATGCTTTGCGTAATGCTGTTATAGCTGGAGGGTTAGCAGGAGTTGGTAATATGGCTTTTGGTCGAGGTGGTTTTAGTGGTAGTGCTATAGATGCTGGATTAACGTCAGGTCAATACGATATTAGGAATCTATTTGGTGGTGAGCCTTCACAAGCAGTTACTAATATTCCAACTCAAGATGTAACTGGCTCAACAATAAACACTCTTTCATCAGACCCTTATGCTACAGTAGGTACTAATGAAGGGTTTACCGATGCTTTTGCAAGTCCAGGGGGTAAAATAGCACCCGATGCACCTATTTATAAAAGAAGTTTAAAAGATGTATATGGTACAGTAGAAAACCCATACAGAGCTTTAGATGAACAATTTATTTCATCACAAACGTATCAAGGTGTTCAACCTGAAGATTTAGGCTATGGTTTTACAAAACCAGCACTAGGATATAATGAAGGTGTTGCTAATCCTAGTTTTCAATTTAAAGCTTTTGGTCCTAAACAAAAAGGTTTTATGGAAACTTTTAAAGCTTTGAACCCTGAAAAAGAAGGAATATTAGGCACATTAGAAAATTTAGGTGGTAAAGCTAAAGAATTATATAGTGAGTATTTATCTCCAACTCGTGAAAGTATAATGCCTTCCAAAGCAGATATTATGAAGTCAGCAAAAGAAACAGCACAAGCAAAGTATGACACGTTTAAAGAACTAGGTGTAAACTTATCAAAAGAGAAAAAACAAGACATACTTATAAAAGCATTAGAAACAGCAGAAAAAGAACTAGCTCCAAGTGCTTTACAAAAGTATGCTCCTATCGGGGGTGCTACTGCATTAGGTTTATATGGATTAGATAAGGCAGGAGTGCCAATATTCTCTGTACCAGAAGAAGAACGTTCAAGAATGTTAACTGGTTTAGATTTATTAGAACAAGATCCAGACAAATACAAATTTAGTAATTTTTATGGTAATAATCCATATTATACATATAGGGCAGATGGTGGTGAAATAGTCGGTCCTGGAACATCAACCTCGGATTCTATTCCTGCAATGTTAAGTGATGGTGAATTTGTTATGAATGCAAAAGCCGTTCAAGGAGCTGGAGGAGGCGACCGTAAAGAAGGTGCTAAACGTATGTACCAGATGATGAAAAAGTTTGAGAAGGTGGCATAATGGCAGAAGAACA